CCCGGAGATTTCCGTCAGCGCCTTCAACTCATTGGAAAGCGCCTGGCCGCGCTTGTCGGCGTGAACGGCATCGAGCGCCGCCGCCTCCATCGTGCCATCGCGCAACACGTCACCATGACGCTCGAACATCACGCGGTCGGTCTGATCCTCAATGGCCTGCCGACGCGGCGGCGCTTGCTCCAGCGCGCGGACCATTTCATCGCCGGACGCGAAGCCGAACAACCCGGCAGCATCGTCGGGGTCCATCCCGCCAGCGACGGCATAGATCGTCTGCCTACCACGCGGCAGGGTTTTCAGAACGCCCTCGCCATAACGATCGACCAGAACGTCCTTGGACAGCCGGACATCGGGCAATGCTTCTGGCTGGCCTTCCCCGAGCCAGCGCCGATTACCCATCCATTCGATCGCACGATATTGACGGTATCCGTTGACATCACGCTCGACCTCAGCCCGAGCGGCTTCACGTTCCTCCCGAAACCACTTCTCGCGCTCCCGCCTGATCGGGGCCATCGTTTCGGCAAGCAGCTTTGCAGCGGCCTCATCCCCGGCCTGATCGTAGAGCTTGACGAACGCGGCGTAGTCATCGGGCGAGAGCCCCATTTCCTCAGCCGTCGCAAACAGCGGCCCGCGATTTCCGGCCTCAGCCTGGGCCTGTTGAATTTCCTGATCGGTCGCCAGCATCCGATCGAACACCGCGCGAAGCTCATCGGACGGGATGACATTGAGCCCCGCAAGCCGCTGGTAGATCGACACGAGCCAGGCGCGAAACTTCTCAAAAGCAGCCCGCAGATCGGCGGACGGCGCTTTCCCTTCGAGCAAATACGCCTCAAACGCGCGGGCGAACTGCTCTTGCATCCCGACATCAATCGCGCCGTCGAGCATGATATTGCCGGTCGGGCCGTGCTCCAGAGCGGCGATCACATCGTCCGCCGTGACTTTCACATCTGGCACAACTCGCATTGCGTCTTTCGCAACAGCATCGGCATTAGAACGCCACCACTCTTTGACGGCGGCGAAGTCCTGGACGCTCGACGCCTCGCCCTTATCGGCAAGGTCTTGCATCACGGTCAGGAAATAGTGACCGCTTTCGTGGATGAACGTCGAGAGGTTGGCCGTGCGGAACAGGTTGATGATGGTGTCGCCGCTACCGACGCCAGCGGCGGGGAACTGGATGGAGCCGCGATTTTCCTGCCCGTATTCCTTGCGGCGCTCAGCCTGATCGCGGTCTATCGCCGCCCGGATCGCGTCATCCGCGTCATCGAGCGAGACGCCGATTTCGGCAAGATATGCCTCAATCTGGTCGATGGCATCAGTTTCGAGAGCCGCGTTTTCGGCATCGGCCCGCTGAGCTTGTCCAGACAATTCGCGGTCGATCGCAGCCCACAGCGGGCGCGTGATATCGGGAACCTCACGCCCCTCTTGCATGGCGTTCCGGTATTCCTGAACAACGGGATCGTCGCCCATGAACCCCGCTTCGATCGCGGCCTGGGCTACATCATCAGCGCCATACTTCATGCCGTCGCCAGCGCCGAACATGTCGCGCACGTTGGCCATGACGCCGCCGCGCGCCAGACGCAGCGTTTTCCGGCCACGTCCGCGCCGGATCGTTTCGGCATCACGGGCGCGAAGCTCGCCGCCGACATCATTGATGCCGCCGCGATCGGCAATGAATTCGAGAAGCGATTGCCCGCGATCCGCGCCGGTATCTCGACGGTTCCGCGCTTCCGCCAAGGTGCGATTGAGCGCGTCAACGTTGCGGCTTTGCATCCCCTGGGGCACCGCGCCGCGCACCTGGGGCAGCGGGTAATTCTTCATGAATTCCTCGACCGTCAGGCCCGAGCGTTCCGCCATGACGCGATAGAATGCCGGGAACAGCATCGCCTCTGCCTGCGCGACATCTGGCGAACGCCCGGCCTGCCGCAGCCGAGACAGCATCGTCTCATAGATTTGCTGCTCGAAAGAGCGGTATTGCTCATCTTCCAGGCGCATCCGCTCCGCTTCGGCATACGCTTCTTCCATCGCATCACGGGCGCGCGCATTGAATTCCGCAGCCTCGCGCGAGGTGAATTCGTTCGGATCAAACCGCATGTTCTCCATCAGGAAAGCATCGTGTTCCGACCCGGCAATATGGGCGGCATAGGTCGCCGTGGGGATTTGAAGATCGCCGCCCGTCGCCAAGGCAACATCGAGATCGTCGGCGCGAACACCTTCGAGCCCGTCGATCAATGTATAGGGATCGAGCCCGACGCCCTGGAAATACTGGACGAACTGATCGGCGGGAACATAGACGTTTTCGACCGGCCCGTTTTCCGTGGCGCGCGCGACGAAATCACGGAACGCCTCAGGCATACGGTTGCGCAGCGTCGAGTTGACCGCTTGGCCGGACAATTCCTCGAACAAGGTGCGCCGCTGTTCGGCCTCGCTCGCCATGCGCTGTTGGTCGATAAACGCGCGACCGCCGACGCCCGCGACTTCGATCGGGCCAGTAACGAATTCGGCAAGGCCCTCAATCAATACATCGCCAAGGCTAAATTCTTGTCCCGACGCCAACTGAGCGCCCGCCTCACCCGCCGCGCCCATAGCAGCCTGGGCGATGGATTGCAGAACGACATTGCCAATTGGAGATTGAACCAACTGCTGACCGGCCAAGCCGCCCGAGAGCCCGTCTAGTGCGCCGATGACAACCCCGCGCATCAGGCCGCGCCGGGCGGCTTCCCGCATCAGGTTCGGATCGGACAGCGCCGCCATAGCGCCTTCCGGCGTCGAGACATCAATGTTGTGCTCAGCGAAGAACTCGACCGGCGACACGCCAGCCTCGACCGTGAACGAATATCCGCCCATGAACGTCGCGCCCGCCGTGGGATTACGGGTCGCCGCCGTCACCGCCGTTGCCGCCACAAGGGCAGGGACACTTTCGCCCGCTGTCTCAGTTAGGAAAGCAATGAATGCGCCGGGGTCTTTTGCAATGGCCTGCATGTAGGCTGAAAACGAACCATCGCTGTCAGCTTCCACCCAATTATCGCGCCCAACCGTACCAGCCGGAGACATCGGTATGCTGGAAATCTGCTGTGCAATCTCACCGGCCCGCTGCTGATAGTAGAGCGCCGCCGCCTCATTATCCCCGCCCAGCAATCCCGGCAGACGCGATTGCAGATACCGCGTCCCGGCAAAGAACAGGTCATCAGGACCGGGAAGCCACCTGTTGGCGACGGGGTTGCCGTCATCGTCGCGGGCAATGACGGTTTGCTCACCCAGGATTTCCCCGAACGATCGCTGCTCATCCGCGAACCGCTGCGCCGCCTCATTGGCGAGCCACTGGTTATAGGATTGAGGCAGGCGCATCATCCCCCGCCCGAGCATGTTGCGGCTGGCTCCGAGCGTGGTTTCCCACCACGACAGCCCTTCAAGACTATCGCGGGCGAGCCTGGCATTGTCGGGATTTCGCAGCCAGTTGGCCAGCATGGGCGAGGACGAAAGGATCGTGGCGTTGCGCGCCTGCTCAACCTGTTGCTGAAACAGCGGGCGATATTCCGTGACCATCGACGCGGGCGGCGTGGGGTTGCCCGTGGTCTGAGCGAATTGCTGCCCAAGCTGCATATCGGCAGCGAACTGGTCGGGCTCCTGATCGTTCGTCGCACTCAGGACGATGTTCGCCGCCGCCGCTTCCTGAACGCGGCGCTTTGCCATCCACTCTGCATATTGGCTATCGAACGTTTCCACTGACTTGCTCCAATAGGAATTCGTTATACCGTTCCGCTATCTCATCATCGGACGGCCTACGCCCAAGCTCTGCCTCCAGGTCCGCCGCGATGGCCGATCTGGCGACGGTCGGGATTTGCACATAAGGCACACCCATGCTGACCGTGGACGCGGGTTCGCGCGCGCCCGTCTCGAACAGGAACCTGTCATTGATGACGTTTTCGCCCTGGAACCCCGAGAACGGATTGACCGACCAGGACGGTTCGCGGATGACCACGGGCAGCAACAGCCGATTAATCATCTGCTGAATGTCCATCTGGCTTGGATTGCGGCCATCGTTCAGTTCCTTGAACTCAGCCATCTGCTGAGCCAAGACGTTGTTGAACTGGGCGATGCGAGCCGCCGCTTCGGCGCGCTTTCCGGCGTTGTCCTGCCCCGTGGTTGTGATACCCACGGCCTCAAGAGCCGTCTGCGCCTGGCCGAACGCCGTGGTGATCGACAAGCCTTCCTCGCGTGCCTGGCGTTCATCGGTGAGCGCAGAGGTTTGCAGGCCAGTCATTTCCTTGAACGTTGTCGGAGACAGGCGCTCCCGATAGTCGTTCAGGTCAATCAAGGCGAACTGGCCGGGGTTCTCGGCGGCATACCGGCGCATGTCGTAAACAAGATTGTCATCGTCTGAGGGAGCGCCGCGCGCCGCCGTGCTCTCGATATACGACCAAGCCGATTGCACCGACGACAACCCGGCAGCAAGACGGACCTCCTGAGGGACATCGTCGGGCGTCATGCCACGCTCGACGTAACTCCAAAGCTCCGAGCGCGCAGCCGTTTCGGCCTGAGACGCCGCACGGTTCATCGTCTCCATATGGGCATAGAGCCGCCTGCGCGTCAGATCCCGGACAACCGGATCAGCGATCCCCTCAAGCTGAGCCTCGATATCGGCATAGGACGGCATGACGGTGCGCGGGGCAACGTCCCCGGTGCGAGGCGCGACCGTTCCGCCGCGCGAGCCCACCGGCTCGATGTGCCAAGGCTCATGCGACATGGGGAAATACATGCCATATTTCCCGGCGTTCTCATGCACCCAGTCAATGACGTGCTGGGGGGCATGGCGAAGCGACTGGCCATTGAACGCGATATCTACAGCCTGCCCATGATTGTGCTGCGAATTGCCCGGAGGGGCGACCCATTGCCGTGCCGCTTCCGGCGACCCATACCGCCGCAAGGCATCCTGCCAAAGAACCTGCTGGCGCTCGACGGAACGGTATCCGCTGAGAACGCCAAGCCCCTCAGCAACACCCGGAGGCGCGTCCTGGATCATGGCCGCAAGGTTCGCGGCGAAATTGCCGTCGAGCCCGGTCACATCTTCGGTGCGGTTTTGCGTCACGAGGCGATCGAGCAGGAACGCGCGGCTCGCGGTCGGCCCCGTCATGCCCGACGACGATGGCCCGCTGGACGGCGCGGGCTGGGTCCGCGTCGTCTGCAAAATGGCATCGGCCTCACGAATGGCCTGAGCCTCGCGCACGGCGGACCCAAGCGCCCGCTCAAGCTCATACTGATGCGGGCCGGTCAGGCTGTCATTATGTTCCTGGCGATAGGCGTCGGCGGCGAGCGGATCGGATTGGGCCATCCTGAGCGCGACGTTCTTATGAACGCCGGAAATGAATTCGGCCTCGCGGTTGGTCAGCACGTCCGCATCCCAGCCGAGCATTTCGCCTTGCTGCCTGAGTTCCGCTTGCCCGGCTGCGATGTTGCGCGTGACGGTTTGCGGGTTCGCGTATCCCGCAAGCGCGTCCTCAGCGAACGTGTCGATCCGCGCCGTGGATGCGTCCTGAAACCACTGCTTGCGCTGATTTGCGGTGTGAACAATCGACTGATCGAGCGTAGAGTTTAAACGGGCCGTCGAAGCGGTCGAATAAGCCTGTTGCGCGCCGGGGGTGAGGCCCTGCCCATATTGCTGGCGGGCCTGCGCTACATCGCTCTCAAAAGCCGTGCGCGCCTCAACCGCCGTCCGGCCTTGAAGGGTGAGGAACCCATTTTCGCCATACTGGCGTTCGCGCAGCCACGCGGCGAACTGGTTGTCCGCCTCCTTGGCGCGGGCGATATCCTCAAGCTCGCGCACCTGTTGCATGGCGGCGCTGGCCTGAGTGACACCCTGGGCGAGCCCCTGCATCCCTCGACCAATAGCAGCGCCCATGTCGTCGGCAGAGGCGCGCGAGGTGAGCGGCTGCTGAAAGATCGGGCGATCTTGAACGTTGGGCTGATATTGCGGAACGATTGGCATGGCTGACCTTAAGCAAAGGAACCGATGGTGGACCGGCGATAGCCCGAATACGCATTCGCAGCACCGCCGAGCACGGTCCCGGCAGCGGCAAGCCAGCCGCCTGTTTGGGCCGCGCTGGCATTCATCCGGCTCAGCGTTGCGTCGGAACGACCGTTCACGGCCTGGACGCGATGATCGTAACTTTCGCGGGCGTAGTTTCGCCGGATCGTGAGAGCGTCCAGTTCCCCGAGGACGGCGGTATCAACCAGCGTATCGAGCGGCGATCCGAACGACAGATCGACCCCGTTCGCCGCCATAGCCGCCATCTGGCGACCCTTGAGTTGGGCGACCTCCTGGCGCTTGCGCTGCTCATCAATCTTGCCGCGCTCCAGCGCGTCTTTCGCCCGCCGCTCCGAGAGCGTGGCGTTCATTTCCGCGACCTTGGCATTGTATTCGCCCGCCGCCGCCTGGGCGTTGGCCTGCTGGATTTGCCCCATCGCGCCGAGGATGCTACCGCCGATCGTCAGCGCCATCATCAGATCACACATCGCCGCGCCTCATTTCAAAGAGCCGGAACATTTCGCCATCCTTGCCGAGCGGCATCGGCTCAGACAGGTTGAAGCCGAGCCACCGCAGCCATCGTTTCGACGCGGCGTTCCTGTCATCGACCGCGTTTCTGAGGACTTGATAACGCAGCAACAGTTGATCCCTCCAACTGACCGACCGGCGCAGGAAGGCGACATAGTGTTCCGTGACCGCATCCGTGCCGAGCAGCCAAGGGGCACCAACCTGGGAGAGTACGCTGAGATCGCCAGCGCCGAACATGACTTCGGGGCGTCCGTCAACCAGCGCGGTCATCACGATGGAGGATTTGCGGAGAGAGAATTCCAACGCCTCGCGGGGCGACCGGCCAGACGAGGCAAACACCTCATCGGAGTCCGCCACGCGCATCCTGGCCGCGATCGTTTCGATGTGCTCGACCGCCCCAGCGACTATCTCGATATCAGCGGCCAAGGGTCACGTCCGGCATCACTGCCAGGATCGTCATCGGCAGGGGATCGAACTGCTTGATGACAAGGTTGCCGCCATCGGTCCAATCCCATTGCGGCGTGATGGCAAGGTCGCCGGTATATGCGCCGATCGCCTCGTTCCACGCCTCCCCTGCCCGCTGCTTGTATTCGATCAGCTTGTCACTATCGCGCAAGCCATCTTCCGGCCCGACCCAAATCCCCCGCGTTTTCTCGACACGCAAGCTGACTTCCGAAATGGACTTGTTACGCGCCTGCACCGTGCCGAGGCCGCGCACCGATCCCAGGTCAAGATCGAGCGTCTGCAAGGTCGCCTCATAGGCAAGACCGGCATGGATGGTGGAAGCGGCGTAGGGCAGCGTCACCGCGCCAGTGTCGGCATCGGCAGTCAGCCCGCGCACCACGTTGCCATCGCAAAGCGCGACGACGCTCTTGCCCCGGAGGTGAGGCAAGACGATTTCCGAGATCGGCGCTCCCATATAGGACAGACCGCAATCGACAAAGAACGCATCCTTGACCGCCTCGAAAGAACGGATATGCAGCCGCTCGATATAGCGACGATCAGAACCGGCGATCGAGCGGCGGACGATGAAATATGGAACGTCCTCGCGCCCCTCGCCAATAACGGCCACGTCCTCAAACACACCATCGGTTTCGTGCCGCGTCCAGGCCCAAACGTCATGCTCTTTAATATAGGTGAGCGAGCAGAGCGATCCGTCATCGAGCACAACCCACACGATCGAGTATGGTGCCTGGGCATATGCCCACGCCTTAATCTCGCGGCCCTCGAACAAGTGACGCGCCAGGATGGTCAGGTCTTTGCCGGTGAAACTGTCCTCAGTGAATTCATAGGAGAAGTCACGCACCACGCCGCCGCGATCCTGGGCGAACAGAACGGTGTTGCCGACAACGATCGGCTGCACGAGCGCCGCGCCACGATAGCCTTGGTTCTTGATGACGATGTTGTCGGGCGTCAGATACTCATCAGGCCCGCCCGTGATGACCCATTCCGCGCCGCTGGTCAGCGTCATCAGGCCGCGCACCTGGAGCAACGCCCTAATCTCATTGACCTGGCGCGCGCGAATGCGAAACTCGAAACCGTCGCTGGCCTTGCGGGGCCGCGAATAGCCGAAGTTCTCATAGTTCCCGGTCTGGCTCAGCCAGACGGCTTGCGGATTGCTATCGCTCGACCCGAACGCAAGGCGCTGGTCGATGAATGTCGAGCAGCGTGGATAGTTGCCCGCGCCGACGAACGGGTTGTAGCCGGTTTGCGGAGTGTCAGCGAGATCGGCGGTGATATTTTCATCATCGAAGGACAGCCCTTCCGTCCCGCCGATGTAGCCATAAACGCCGTTGTCCTCTTTATATACAATGTAGCGGCCCGCCCCCGCCACCGCGCCCCAAGCAATGCGGTTGATCCCGCCCGAGATCGAAAGATCATTCGTGGCCTGGCCGATGCCAGACGGCAAACTTTCCTCCCCGCTCAGATCGGAGATCGCGGCCACGCGGTAGCGATAGACCGTAGCCGTGTATCCCGGCTGGCCGGACGTGTTGCCGGGCGTGGTCACGGTCGGCGTGCCGGGCGCGGCCATCGTCGGCGCGAATGTCGGCGTGGTCAGCGTCCAATTGTCATCAGCGAGACGCGAGAGCTTCCGGGGCGCATAGCCCGTGTGCGTGATATACATCACGTCCGCCTCTTGCGTGACGACAAGCTGATTGAGGCTGGCAGAGGTGAAGGGCGTTGCAAATTCGTATGGCGAACCGCCCGAAAGGATAAGCCCGCCGTCACGATAGACCCGCGCATATTGGTGCCCAAACTCCAGAATGTAGGACTGGAGCGCGTTGAACTGGAACGGGATCAGCCGCGTAACATTCGCGCTGGCCTTCACCTCATTGATGAATTCGAGCCCGGCCCGATTGGACGCGCCGCCATGCGGATGGATGAACAGGTTGATCGCGGTCTTGAGGCCCGACCCATACTTGGCCAGATCGACACGAGCCCACAACGCAGGGGAGAGTTCCCCGGCAGTGAATGACGGCTGATAAGCGCGAAGGTCAGGCATCGTCACCATCCACTATGCGGAGCAATTTCAGCTTGGCGCGCTCCAAATCCCACACGCCGACACCGCCGTCCGCGCACGACGATGCGAAATATTCATTCCCGTCCTTATCCATGCCGACGATGATGACGCGGGCGAGATTGCCCTTGGCGCGCTCAAGCACCCTGTCAGGATCAAGGTCTAGGCTGGTGATGACGGGGAGATCGACCACAACGCCCATCACTCGCGCGCCTCAATCGCCTCAGCGGGATAGTCGCTGGTTTCCCGAACCTCATTGGCGTCGGCAACCGCCGCCTCAGTCTGCATCTGGACGGCCAGTTGATAGGCGTCGGCGCGCACCTTGGGGTCGCGCGTCATCGGCATGGCGAGACGGACGGCCAGATGCCACCCGAACGCATCCACGAACAGCGGCGGATACCGGGTCGGATCGACCACCTTACGCGTGTATTCCAGGAAGGCCGGGGACAGGTTGCAGAAAATTTCCGCCCCTTCAATTTCATAGGGGAAGCCGCCCGCCACCGTGTCGCCGCCATAGGGCAGATAGTCGGGGAAAGTTTCGTCGCTCACGCGCCGGACTTTCAGGCAGTCGTTGGGCCGCTGATATGCCCTGCGCCACCGCCTGGGCTTGCTATTCGTGATCCCGGCCAGCGGCGCGGTCTTGCGGGCGAAGGTCCACGGATAGGACTGGAGAAGCAAATCCCGAACATGGTCATAGAACTGCTTGCAGGCTTTCGCCTCAGCACTCGCCTCATTGATATCGGTGATGTTCGGCTTGCCGATATTGCTGAGCGCCAGGTTGCAGATGAAAACTACCGAGGACATCAATCATCCCCATAGAGGATTTTGGCGCGATCCGGTTCGTCGGCATCCGCGCTGACAGCCGCCTCAAGGATTTCGAGATCGAGACTGCCGCCGCCCGACACGCTTTCGCTCATCGAGCGCACGCGCACCGTGGCGACCATCTTCAATTCGTCCCCGACGCGGGCACCGCCGACGCCAAGCGCCTTCATCTGCTTTTGATCGAGGTAAAGGGACGGATAGTGCTTCGCGCTCTTGCCGCTCGACGGCGCGCTTTCGACCATTTCGTCATAAGTCGTGCCGAGATCGTTCAGCTTCATGGCGGCTATCCCTATTCGTCGGCGGTGATTGCAGCCCCGAGCGCGACCCTGAGCCAGTCCCCATCGCTCGCCACGGCAAGGCAGGGGGAGCCGCCATCGCCATCGACCACGAAGATGATCCGACCGTCAGCGGGATCGGCTGGGGCCGTCTCGACGCTGAACACTGGCAGGGCCATCGGCCCAGCGTCGGGCAGGATGCTCGACACGCGGTTCGCCTCATCAATAAGTTCAGCGACACGCCGACGAAACGCCGTCTCATCCTCGCCCGTCTGCAAGACCTTAATCATCACGTCACCCTGAAAATGGAGGGATCAGGCGACCGAAGCCGCCTGATTGTCAGTCGTCAGCCTGGACCGGCTCAGCGTCGGCATCCGGCTCAGGATCAGCGTCGGGCTGGACCGGCGCGGGCGCAGGCTCCCCGCTCTGCCCCGCAGCGGCCAGGATGGCATCGGCCTCCTTGGCGGTGGCGATATCGGTGCGCCCGGTGAGTTCCTTGGCGGCGGCGATCCGCTCCTTGGCGCTCAGCTTTTTGGGCGCGGCATCCGGCTCAGGATCAGCGTCGGGCTGGACCGGCGCGGCGGTGTTGCCGCCCCGCGTCATCCATGCTTTCGAGAACTGATCCTCGCTGGCGATGTGGAAGCCCTCGCCGGGCTCCCGAACCTTGCCGCCGAAATACCCGCGTTCCTTCGCGGTGACGGCAATCGTTCCTTGGGTCTTGCTCATGCTGGTATCCTTTCCTGAGCGTGGGTTTAGAACGCCACGCCGTTGGTCTGGACGCCGTGAACGATCCCGGCAGTGACCCGGCCAGCAGTCGGCGCGGTGCCGGTGATGTCGTAGTAGATGCGCAGGTAGCGTTCATTCGTGCCCGGAGGAACGACGGTGAACGGGAACGTGCGGCCCGCAACGAGATCAGCCGCGACCAACGTGGTTTCGAGCACGCTTTTGGGCGAGGCGAACCCGGAGTTGTCATCGACCTGCACGACGACGCGCATGGAGGTGAGTTCGTTGAACGTCTCGACCACCTGGACAAGCAGCGGGATCGAGTTTCCCTTGCCGATATCCTTGGACAGCGGGGCGGCGTGACCGTATGCGGTCCCGGTCGCCAGGAGATCAACGATATTGGTCGAAGCTGCATCAGCCGTGATGGCCTGAGCGTTCGAGAACAGCAGCGTTTCATCAAAGATCATTTTGGTGTTCCTTCGATCAGGGAGCCCGCCGCGACCACCGCGACGGGCCATGTTCCATCAGGCGTTAGAGAACGCGCGCCTCGGTATTCAGGAGCGCGTCAGTCTCGCGGAGCGGGAAGCTGCGATAAGTGAGGACTTCCCGGCCTTCCAGTTCACGCGGAACCAGGCGCAGGAATTCGTTCGCAGCGGAGCCGGTGCCGCCCGTGCCGAGCCCGTCGAGGGCTTCCAGCACGTCGCGGTTCGCGTAGATCGCAATGCGGCTGGTCTTGCCGTCCATGCGGCGCGACTGGAGTTTCCAGTATGCCTTGCGCATGAAGCTGTAGAGATCGACGTTACCGGCAGCGAGTTCGCTGACATCGACGTTGGCGATGCGCGAGACATAGCGCCAATCCTTGACGGCCAGGCCAATATGCCACTCGAAGGTTTCTTCCTTCACATAGTAGGCATCGCCGTTCGGATCGGTGACACGCTGCTCACCCTTGTCCATCCGCTCGACGCCAGCCTTGGTGCCTTCGGGATAGAGCAGATGACAGGCGTGATCGCCCCAGGTCACGAACCAGATCGACGTGTTATCGGAGCCGGTGCCCCCGGCGTCGATGATCTGGTTGCCAGCGCCGCCGCCGCCCTTGGTGCCGAAGCGCGCGGCCAGGCCCTTGAACTTCTCGGGCGTGGTGGCGGTGTCGTGATAGAACAGACCCGACGCCATTTCCTGGTTCATGCTCTCCAGGTGGGCCATCGCTTCACCCAGGCGCAGCGCGGCGGGGTTCTTCGACAGCTTGAGCGCACGGGTATCGACGCCGGAACGGGCTTCGAGGAAACCCGTGGTGTCATCGACCTGTTGCACCTGGCTCTTGGACTGGGGGATGCCCTTGTAGAGCCGCCCCCAAGCAGGCGTCGGCAGGCCGGTGCGAATGCCATGACGGTGCGTTGCACCCATGTTGCATTCCATCGCGGTCGCATCGTCAAGGATCGGGTTCTGTTGCTTGAGAACTTCGATCACCTCGCCGGTGCGGGGATCATTCTGCTTGTGAATGTCGATGAGGTTCAGATAGGTGGACGACAGAGTTGCCATCGTTATTTGCCCTTCGGTTGGTCATCGGGATAGAGGATCGAAGCGGTATCCTGCTTGACCTTGCCCCCTGGGTTTTCGCTGATGGCCGGATTATCTTCACCGATCAGGGCACCGACCTTCGCCATGAACCGGATCATTTCGGGGTGGTTTCCGCCGCCCGAAGCGTTGAGGTATTCCTTGAGTTCGGGCGTGCCGAACCTGTTGACGACGCCGGACGCGACCTTGACCGTCCCGTCCCATTTCGCGCCGCCAATCTCGGGATCGGACTTCGCCGTATCGACCCAGCCGGAAACGGTTTCCGCCCAGTTCTCACCCTGGGATTTCGCCCGCGCCTGTTGCTTGGCGATGAACTTGTCCGCGAGCTTCTGAGCCTGCTTTGTGGTCAGGCCCAGTTCCTTGAATTCAGGGCCAAGCTCATCGAGCAATTCCTGATCGACCTCGACGCCCTCGGGCATCGTGAGCGCATACTTGCCGTCATCGGGAACCGCATCGCCGGGGTCTTTTTCGGCAGGCTTGGTCTTGTCGTGCTCAGCCTTGGCCGATGCGTTTTCCGCATCAGATTTTGCCGGGTCGGAAACATATTCCTTCCACTCCGCAGGCGGATCACCAGCAGCGGGATCAGCCGGGGGATCGCCCGCGCCCTTCGCCGGATCATCGGGATAGGCAAGCGCAGCGGGATCGACGGCAGGCGGATCGCCCGCGCCAGGCGCAGGGGCAGGATCGGCAGCGGGAGCGCCGCCACCACCGCCGCCGCCGCTGCCATCTTCGGGAGCGCGGAGCGGGACAAACCAGCCTTTATTCTTCATCCAGGACATGCACAGTTTCCTTTGTCGGGTCTTTCCGTTGAGCCGCTTCGAGCAAAAGGCGCGGATATTCGGTCGGACCTAGCTGCTCCAGTTGAGAGATCAGACGCAGACCCACGTTCTGTTCTCCGAGTTTGAAATTCGTGGCGTTGTCATCGCCCGTGTAGGCCGTGCGAGAAACGCCACAAAGCTCCAGAAACCACAACACCGTTCGACGGCCTTGCGGAAATCGCAACACAGCTTCCAAATCAATGGCCACCTGGTCGCGCTTCAACTCTTGTTCTCTGGATAGTTGCTCAGTCAAATTCGACATCAACCGATCCCCAAGTTCTGCAACAGATTGCCGCCGCCAGCGTCGGTTTCGGCCAGCACGCGCGCCGCCTCAGCCGACTGCTTGGCGGCTGGAGCCATCGCAGCGGCATTGGCCGCAGCTTCCTGCTGTTGCTGTTTCTGAGCACGAGCCTCACGGACTTCGGCAACGTCATCGTCGGAAACGACAAGCGACGGCGGCGCACCGAGCATGTCAGCGTAGATGTCCACGCCTTCATCCATGTCGATCTTGTCGAGCACGGTCGGATTGACCGACGACAGGTTGCCGACGAACGAAAACAGCCGTTCGATCGAGCCCGTGGAAACGGCCTTCTGCGCCTGGGCAAGCATCGAGATATATTCGATCTTGAGTTCCTGGCCGCTTAGCTCCATCGGCGGCGGCGGCAACATGCCCCGTTCGTCCATGATGGAATACGTGCGGTCGATCGTCGGGGCCAACTGCCCGCCATAGATGTTTTCGAGCACCGGCCCGAGCGCGAGCAACTTTTCTTCCTTGCGCTCAGCAATCTCGAAATTGTTGCGCGGCTGAATGCCTTCCATGTTGGCGAGCATCAGGAAAAGATCGGCATAATATGCGCGCTCAATGCGCTGCCCGGTTTCCTTGATATCGGCAGCGAGTTCGGCCAGCGACAGGTTCACCTCAATTGCCGGGCGATAGGCGCGGCCAGTGGGATCGTCAACATAGGTGACGGAACCCGGCATGAGAGACGCGGGGTTATTTTTCAGGCTCACCGGCCCGGTCATGGGCGGGCGGACCTTCTTGTCGATCGCCTCGCCCTTCCGCATCTGCATGGTCTGGAGCATCTTGATATCGGGCAGCGCATCCATGCCCGGCGAGGCGGCATAGTTATCTTCCGCGACTAGCTCCCAGGCGGGCGCAATGATCGGGTTGCTATCGAACCCGCTTTCTTCGAGAAGATCGCTCCCCTCAAGGGATCGCGCGCCGTCCTCCCAATAGTTCGAGGCCCAGGGCTTGTTTCGCCGGTCGATCTTGGTGATGTCACGATCTTGGCGCGGCTCGACCGCATGATTGACCGTGAACCGCTCATCATAGTCGCCGCGATCGTAGCAGCGGCGGACGTTGCTCGAGACGCGATCCAGGCCGAAGCGGGCAACGATCCGCTCAACCGACCACGAGAAATTGCGATAGAGCGTCGTGGCAATGCCGCGATGGTCGCGGGCGATCCAGAACGACCCGTGAAGCAACTGGATCATGCGGACGGTCTTATCGGCATCCTCGACCAACAGGCCGCAGGACTGCCCGAACAACCCGAGATCGCCATAGCCCCAGTGGAACGCATTGTAGATGTTGGAGGATTGGAACACCTCGCGCATCCGGGTTTCGACCGTGCTCAGGTATTCCTTGACCGGCGCATAATCCTTCATTTCAGGGTCGAAGGTGATAAGGCGGAACCACGGGCGCGCGGGCGACGTGATACCCGAGTGCATCCCGCTCGCCAGCGTCCGCAGCGCAAAGCTGCCCGTGCTGTCAACGATCTTGCTGCGCACCTTTTTCCCGGCGTCCTGATTGAGAGACAGGCGAAGCCGCGTCGGCGCGTTGAATTCAGCAAGATCGCGCCATTGATCCTCCCACGGCTGGCGCTGCTCTTTCAGCGTCTCCATGCGCCGATCATGTCGCTGGCGTTTCGTTTCGATCTTTGCCACGGGTGCCCCGCCTTATTGCCCGAGAAGGGTTTTCTTTTCAGTCGGCGCAAAATCCGAAACGCCAGAGCTTGACGTGAGGATCGTGCCGAGAGCGCCCCCACCCGCGCCGGACGCGCGCCCCTTCCAGAACGGGTTCGAGGCGTCACGGCCATCCGAATATCGGGGATCGGGAGCCGCCGCAGGCTGGGCCGTGCCACCGCCCCCGCCGCCGCCAGACGATCCGCCGCCGCTCGACGCTGGAGCCTGCTGTTGCTGCTGGGGCTGAGGTTGCGAGAACATGCACATGGCGTTACCCCAAAACCGTGGTCAGTTGATCGGGCTCATCGGTGAGCACCGTGGACGCCATATTCGGGCGCGACGTTGCCGCCGCGTTCTTGACGCCCGTGCCGCTGGTCAGGATCGTCGGCGTCATCGACCGAACGCGATCCGTGGTGCGCCTGCCCTGGGCCGTGCGGATCGCCGCATTGTCCGGCT